GGATCTACTACTGAAATAGCATCTATACCATCGTTTTCGTTATCAATTACAAGTTCTACAATTTTCATTTTTTACTGCTTTTAAAATATTATCGTTAAAAAGTTAGGTTTGTTGTATTTTTGTTTTTACATTCGTGCTTTATGGTTTAAGCATTTATTAAGATTTGGGGCGAACAGCTATCTTTTAGGTAGCTGTTTTTTTTATCCTAAACTCGCATTTCTAATAATGTTTCGGTCTAGTGATTGCCCCGTTGTTACATCGCTAGGTACTACGTACGCTTTAACTGGTGTTTGCTCACGGTTAGCCATAACTCCTGCTAATTGATTAACTCCGCTATTTCCTACTACGTTAAAGTTAGGTGTTGCAGAACCACCGCCCTCACTCGGAACACTCGGTGTCGCACCACCGCCACCACCGCCAGGCACTTTTACTTTGTTAATTGCAGATATATTTTTAAGTCCAACTGCAATAGCTAAACCTGCGTTAATAGGTGCTAATGCTGGACCAACAAACGGAATACCTACTGTTGATTCGTAAGCCTTTTGTGCGCTTGTAAACATAGATATAGTTGCTGCTGCGATAGCTAAAACTTTTCCTGCTCCCGTTTGCTTTCCTGCTAAATCGGCAGCCATATTTAAAGTATTTGAAATAGCATCTAACGCTTGTACTTTAGCTTGTGTTTCAGCTTTGTCTATTGCTATTCTAGCGTTAGCATTTTCCTCTTTAAATTTTGTTCTATCTGCTTCGCTTTTAAATACTATTTGATTTTCCATTGCCTCACGTGAAGCAACCGCAGCCAATCTTTGGTCAAAAGAAAACTTTTCAGAATTGGCAATAGTTAAATTAGTCGCTGCCCTTGTATTTGCAGCGTCAATATCTTTTTTTAATTTGTCTGCATTGGCTTGTAATTCTTGTGCGTTTAAATCTTTACGGCTTTTATAAGATGCTTTTAATAAACTATCTTCATACTCTAAAGTGCCTTTTAAATATTCTGCCCTTTTGTCTAGTACTGCTTTTTGTCTTGCTGACTCGGCGTCTTGTACTGCTTTTTGGTCTGCAGCCATTTGAGCGTTAAGCTGCTTTTGTTGCCTATTTGCTGACCGCAATATTTGTGCGCTTTCAGTTTCTAAGTTTAAAATCTCGGCTTTAGCGTTTGCGATTGCGTCGGCTCTTTCATCTGATGAGGCTTTTCTATCTAACTGCGCCGCTCTTAATGTTTTTCGTGCGTTTTCTAAAGCGTCTTTTGTATATTCTGCCTCTCCTTTTCTTATGTCCTCAATTGCTTTTTTCTTTTGTGCGTAAGTTGCATTTTCATCTGAAAGCAATTCTTTGGATTCAGCTAGATTTTTATTTAATTCCGCACGTGCGACTTTTAAATCCCGCATTGCATCGCCAACCTCTTGAAGTAATTTAGCTGCTTCTGCTCCTTTTTTAAACTCGGCTGTAATCTCATCACCCACTCCCGAGATTGCTGAACGAGCATCTTTAACCGCACCACTAAAATCACCCGAAAAGAATTTCGCTAACGCTTCACCAAACTTTAAAAACCTATCACGAACAACAACCATCACGTTAGATAGTCCGCCCATCATTTGTTCTAACTTATCTGCGCCCTCATCTGTTGAAGTAAACGCTTTATACAACGCCGTAAGTCCTAACACAAGCGCAGCGATAACCGCACCGATAGGATTTGCAACCATTGCCCACATTTGGGTTAATACTGCACCGAATCCTTTTTCTGCTCCTGCTAAAGCTGGGTTTAATTCAGTAACCATATTTTTAATAGCACCGAATGAATTACCCGCAGCACCCGCTTTACTCAAAGACGTGCCTACTTTATCTGCGCTTTTATCAACGCTTTGAATAGCTGTATTTAATTGCTTAACATCTTGCGTTGTTTGGTCAATATTGCTATTAACTTGTAAGTCTACTATTTTTGTGATAGCCATTTTGCTGCTGTTTTAATTTGTTTCCAATTTTTAGGAAATTGATTTTTACCCTTTGCAATTGAGATTAACTCACCGCTGTTGTTTGGCACTTCTCTTAAAAGTGTAAATATTTGTCTAAGCATATTGATTGATTTGGATTGAAATAATTGTTGGTGCTGCTCCTTTGTAAAATTCTACAAGAACATTATCCGTTCTATTTACACCACTTGCATTAGCAGGTACTGCAATATTTAAAAGGCCATCTTTGTAAACGTTTCCACCGCTTGTATAAGTTCCAAACAAATAACCGACTGCAACTTTTGAACGCCATAAATCAAAGTCTTTTAAGAATATCTGCAACTCGATTGACTGCGCCGTATTATCTAGTGTCATTGTTTGAATGTTTGACAATCGTAAAATCTCGCTATCACCTTGCTGCGCTTCGCTATTATCTAAAATCAACTCAAAGGAAGTTTCCCCCGTAGTTAATTCGGGTGTCATTGTGTTAATGATATACCTTTTATTTGAAACTATTAATTTATCTTTTAACTTGATTGAACAAATCAAAGAAGTTGGAAGCATTGATTTTAATTTTAGTATTCTAGTTCGTTGGTTAAATAAGTTTTCGATATATTGACTATAAAACTTATCGTATAAACCAGTGAAATTTATATCTAAAAACCAAGCGGAAATCTCTGCGCCCCAATTCAAAGATTGTGTATAGTTCAAATCGCTACTCGCTAAAAGCAATTCATTTGTAAACCTAACATACTCCGATATGTTATTTGTTATTGTAGTATTCGATATTTTAATATCGGGCGTTACTGACTGCACTCCGTTGCAATAAATTAAACTCGGCTTCGGTACGTACGCTTGACTATTTTTATCAAACATCGTAGCGGTAATAAAATCCGTTCCCGTTTCCCTATCAAACATAAAATCCTCAAAAGGTAATGCCACTTCGTACGTTTCAGCAAATGCACTATTTTGATTTTCAAAATTTAAGTCTCCAAATTCTCTATTGAATAAACCTCTAAAAGTTTCATTTAATATGTTTTCGGATTTTTCAAATTTAAACGCTATACGTTTGAATAATTGAGGCGGGTTTATTTCTATGCTGTCCGTATCAACATACTCGGTTATGTCGTGATTAATACCATCTAAATAATAATCGGGTAAAGGCTGCAAATTAAAAGAAGTTTCGGATGTTGGAATTACCATCAAATTAAACATCTTAATCAAACCTTCCATAAATGAAACCACGTTTATATCTGGAATAAATGATTTTATGTCAATATTTGATACTGTCGTTTGTGAAGTTCCTGCTGCGGTTGATATTTGCGTTTCTGTATAAAAACTTTGAGTACTAAAACTTCTTGTCCTTTTCTTTACCTGTCCTAAAGTACTTGTAAAAGTTATTCCTATTTCACTACTTACAAAAAAAGTAAAAAGATTAGCTGGGCCATTAATTAAACTGCTTTGTATGGTAAATGTTTGAGTTCCTACTGCATTTAAAAAACTAGTAAACAAAACTCCATTATCATAAACATATACGTTATATGGATTTGTTGAAGCGGTTATTATTTGTAAACGTAAAAATCTAAAGGTAGGAAAAAGACTCGGACTTTCTGTTCCAGCAGGTGGGTCAAAAAATTGGTTTATTGTTTGAAAATTGTAGTTTAAAACATCCGTTGTTAAATCTAAATCATTAAAAGGAAAAGCGGCATTTGTAATAAAATTTCCGCCACTATCTAGTATTTCAGTCGTGCTTGATTTGCTTGTAAAATTAACTCTTAATTGTTCGGGTCTTATTGTGAATTCATCTTGATTTTTAAGATAAAGAAATAATTTACTAAAAGTCAAACTTTGAATAAACGCTCCCGTGAATGTAATTCCGTACGCTCCCTGAATATACTCTAGTATTTTAGTAACTCGTATCGCTGGAAATATCTCGTTGAACAATAACTTTCCCGCAGTAGTTGAAATATTATCCGCTGCTGTCGCTCCCGCTGCTAAAAAGAATTTTCTTTTAGTACCGATTAAAGGATAAAGGATATCGTAATTGTCATCTGTAACTCTTGCCTGAACGTTTGCAAGGTCATACAAGTGATTTAATTCATCGTAGTAGCTAATTCTAACGCCATCCTCAAAATACGCTAGTGAGTTTAATTTGTCATCCTTAAACCTTTCCTTTAACTGCACTAAATTACCGCTAAAGTTTATCGAATAGCTTTCAATCTTATTATTGGTTTTCTTACTGCCTTTCAAAGACCACTTACCAAATCGAAAAGGTATTGTATCAATTTCAATATAGCCGTAATACGTTATTCTATGGTCAAATGCATCGGTTAAATTTAAAGGCAAATCAACAACCGTTGCGCCTACTTCGCTATTGTACCAATGATACAGTATTTTGTTGTTGTGGTCAGATGCGGGAATAGTAAACGCCTTTGAATAGTCGGTAAATATTTTACCTAAATCCCTAAAGTTTTGAATGGATGAAGTAACGCTAATTGATTCATCCGCAAACAATTCTAAACGGTGTCGTATTGGCGTGAGTACATCGTCAATTAACTCATCGATATAAATGTATAGTGCAACGTTTTTCATTTAATCTACATCGTTTATTAAGTTAAAAGCATACTCAAAATTCATTTCGTAATTAATCATTTTATCCCTTAACCTTGTTTTCTTTTGGATTGATTTGTCTTTTAAGGTTACTGGTTCGTTATCGAGTAGTATAGTTTCGCTAGATAGTAGTTCAACAAGTAACTCGATTGTGTTTTCATCCACCCACCCCGTATTAAGTTTAACACTTTGTTTCATGTCAAAGTTAAACTCTTTCTTTTGGCCTCTTAATGGATTGTAGTCAACTGCATCAGCTAATAGATTAAAACCTTTACTTTTTACCTCGTAGCTATCTGTTCTAGATTTAAAGAATGTTAGATACTGCCACCCACCAAAAGAATTTATAAACGTGCATTTTACGGGCGTGTAAAGACAGTCATCACCATTGATAAAATAAACCCTTTGTACTTCGGGTTCGCCTCCCGTTGTATCGTATCTAACTTGTACGCTATTACCGTTTTCAAGTCCAGCCGTTGCAGTTCGATAAGGCACTTTTAACATAAATATCCCCGCGGGGTCTGTTGCGTTATCAAATACAACAAAGTCCTCAATCGTTGCGTTAGCTAAATTTCTATATCTATAAACTAAATCAAATCCATCGGCAGGATTAAAATCTACAAGCACGTTAAAATATTGGTTATTATTTGAACGTTGTATTCTAGGATTTGGATTTGTTAAAATCATTACATCGGTAGTTACCGATTGATTATAACCGCCTTTATAATCGTTATATCCATTAACCGCTACAAACTCCTGTACTTCTAATTCAGTCCACGCATCGGTTAAATTTACTTTCCAATACGTTGTTACTTCAACCTTGCGCCACATATTAGCATCTTCATCTGTTGGCGTGATTGCACTCGGTGCGATGTTCTCAATATAATCTTTTATGTAAGGGGAAATATTAAACCAACAATCTCGGTTAACTACATCTGGGATTTGCTTTTCTAGTGTTACTGTTTTAGTTGGTAGCACTCCAGCAGCATCAATGATATCAACCACGCATTTAGTATAAACTTGCGTTGCTTCATCAACAAGTATTTTATAAGGACTTCTAACAAGTATTACTTTCATTTTGTTGTAAATTTTAATAGATTATCTAAATCTAAATCAAACGCTTCAATCAATTCATCAGGCAAATTTTCAAAAGCTTTTTCAAAAGGTTTGGTAAAAAATAAACTAGGCTTTATTCCTTGCGCAAATATTCTTTTAGCTAATATAATTCCTATCGTTTCATAATTGCCTTTTGTATATCTGCCTTTTTCATCTCTTAATCTTATATTTTTAGCTTTTGCCCACTCGCTAATAAATTTGCTCGGCGGTCTTTTGTCTTTAAAACTAAAGGGAGCGTTAGGTGCTTTTTGTTTGCCTCCTTTCACTAAATTAGGGTTTGCACCTTTCACTCCCTGATCTTGAAACGCTCCGTAATCTTCCATCTCAAAAGATAACGAAAAACTATTTTTACTAGCGTTTAAATCTGCTTTTATACTATCGTATAACTTACTAGATACTTTCTTTTTACCACGTGTTAAATTAGCTTTTGACTGCGTTACAACGTGCTTTGCAAATCGATTAAGTACCTTATCTAAATTTAACATATTGTCATTGTGTTTGGAACTACCACCGTAAACGATTGCTCAACTCCTGCTAAATTATTTTCAAATCTTTCAGTAAATAAAGTAGATGAGCTTGTATCTTGTAACTCCCAATTATTATCACTTAAATACCCTCGTCTTATACTGCCTAAAATTCTAAGTATTAATTCGCTTTGAGTATTCCAAATGTTATTCTTATTAGTTATAGGCGTTTTGGTTTCGTCGATTATATCCATACATAACACACTAAAAGATACTGCAACTGTGTTACCTAAATCTTGAAAACCAGCACACATAACGTGAGTTAAAGGGAATATAGTAACCTTATTTAAATCCACGTCAAATATATCGCCATCGGTTGCGGTGTTGCAGAATGGCTCATTTAAAAATGCTTGTTTGAGTGTGTTAATTGTTTCCGCTACCATTGTTTTTTATTTTTGATATTTCTATTTGATTCTTTTCGCTTTCGTATGATAACCACGTGAGCGCCTTATGTATATTTAATTCTGTTGCGTCATCAATTTTGAAAACATCTCCTTTGGCGATTGCATAAAAGCTGTTATACCATCCCCATTTTCTAAAGAACTGGCTTTCTCGGCTATAATCTGCTTGTCCGACTGTGGTAGTTGCTCCAAATAATCCATCGTAACGCTCAACAATTCTTTGCTTAAATTGTAAAAAAAAACCTGCACCGCTAGAACTATTGCTACTGGCGTGTCTTTCATCATTTCCGCATATTGTTCTGTTCCTTTGTACTGTTCAATATCATAAAACTTTGCTAGCTTATTTGTAACTGGTCGATATAAAACCGCCATACATTTATGCCATTGTTCAACATCTGAATTATAATCGTCTAAATCCGCAAACTCTCCCGCACTCATATTGTCAAAGTTAGGTATTAAACCAAACTCGATGTTATTAATTGTAAACCTAGAAATCAATTCAGGACTTCCGTTAAACAATTCAATCAGTCCGTTGTAAACTTCATCGATTGAACTAAGCAACATTTGTCTTACATCTTTCATTTCTACATTGCAGAATATTGAAACGGTTTTCTGTCTTACAAACTCACTATCGGGATTGTTAGTTATTAGCTTATAAAACTTTTGATACTGCCCTAACGTAATCTCATTTAATGATTCAGGAACTATTAAATTTGCTTTCATAATCTATTATCGTTTTTATTAGTGTTTTGTTGTACGTTAATATACGTGATATATTCCTTGATTTGGTTTGCCGATTAAATCCCACACCGCATAACCAATCGCATCAAGTGCGTGATTGTAGTCATCTATTGGCGTTTGCGACTTCTTATCGTGCCAAACGTAGTTATTAATCTCTTTTATAATATTAATGCTGTCAGGACTTATAATCAATTCATAGTCTTGCATAAGTGCAACCCTATCAACTATTTTAGGCTTGTCAATTCCACGAATGTTTAACCCTCGACTTCTTAATTCCTCAATCAATCTCGGTTCTGCACTATCAGCAATTATTAGATCTCGATGACCGCAGTATCGATTGTTTTCAATATAAATTTCACTTGTGGTTAACTTTGGTTTGTAAAGTAACTCTTTACAGAATATTCTTTTGTTTGCTTTGTCTATTGATATTTTAACAAGCGTTGTAGGATCAACACTAAATCCAAAATCTTGACCGTATGCCGTGAGGTTTTGTTCTGCGAAGTTATCAATACGCCAGTTGGTAAATATAACACCCTCTGCTTTATCCAACCAACCGCCTAATATTTGATGCTTGTATTTTTTAGGGTTGTTCTTTTCAATGCTTAACACTTCATCGATAAACGACTGGTCCAAGTGTTTGATGTTATCTCGGTAATCAGTATGAATATAAGTTACATCATCTTTAATTCCGTTAAACCTTTCAGGGATTCCTTTTGATTCAAAAAACCTTTGGTAAATCCAATGCTCTTTTGTCGATGGATTCAGTATTAATATTATTCTGTTCTGTTTACCCTTTTGCCTAATTGATAGGTTTATTTTATCGAACGTTGCTTCGTCGGTAAGTTCTTCCGCTTCATCTAATATCCACGTTGTAACGCCTTGTAATGATTTAAGGTTAGCTGTTTGGTCGCCTGATGAAGTCTTTAAACCTCTAAATATAATTTCGCTCTTTGACTTCTTATTTATAATCTCGGACTTTGTTACATCGAAAATATCATTCGCTTGCATCAAATCAATCTTTTCTTGAAACTCGGGTATAATTGAAAGATGCGCAGATGTCATTGTTTGGCGTGTAAATAATATTTTGTGATTTGCTTCAAACGACAAAAGGCTGGCAAATGTGCCAACCCCGAAAGACTTTGCAGAACCTCGCCCGCCAGTTATAATATAATACCTCGTTTCATTTTGAAATAACGGTTGGTATTTATGGTTTAAGGTTATCAATAAAATTATAATTACAATTAATTTCAACTTCGTGAGTAAAAGTAAATTGGTTATATCTAATATAACTTTCTTTTTCCATTTTAATCTTATAGGAAATTAAGTAAAATTCTTTAAAAGTTTCTTTTAAGTCTTTTAATTGATTTTCCCAATTTTCCCTGCCGTCTAACAAAAGCGTTGTTTCTGCTGTATCTACAAATTTCATCATAATTTATCAAATTGAATAACGTCTTTTATATTAAAATCGTTTAAAGTAACGTTTGTATTATTGTCGATGGTTTGTTTTGGCAAACTAAAGAAATATTTAAACCATAATTCAATAGCCCATTTTTCACCTGCTTTTATTGCTATTTCCAAACACTTTAACGCATCAGGTAAGAATGGTTTTAAATTCTCATAAGCGTCTTGTAATTCTGTTTTAGTCAACAATCGTTTGTCATCGTGTCTTTGTGGTGCGGTGCTATGTCCTCCGTTGGTTGCTCTCTTATCCATAATTAATATAAATTAACTAATTAATTATTCTGCCATTGCATTTTTTAATTCTTTCAACACATCACGCCAACAACTTGAACACGTTGTATCAATAGTAAATCCGTAAACATCTTTATAAATGTTACTTAATTCTCTTTGTTGAATAGGGTAAATTTGTGTCGGTTGTGTTTCAAAGAATGTAGTTAAGTATTGACGCTGTTCATCTGTTAAACATTGTCGTATTATTTTCCCAAAAGGGAACATTTGATTTAACTTTTCTTTTCGTTCATCACACCCGCAGTCATCGCCTAATACAGCGTGAACTACTTTAGCTATTCCAGTTGCTTGTGTAATGTTTTCAACTACATCACCAAGTCCTTTTGGTTTTCTTCCTCTTTTCATAATTCAATTTCGTAATTTTCGTTTATAAAAATAAGTATTTTTTTATTGCAATTTTTAATAGTGTTGTAAATACTTGTTAAACTAATATTTACTTCTTTTGCGATATCTCTCATTGACATTCCGTTGTTTATGTAAAGCAGATATAGCTTTCTGTCGTATGGATGCCACGTGTCAATATGTTGGTAAATTTCCTCTGTTATAAATTGCGTTGGTTCTAAATAATAACATTCTCTTTTTTCTTTTCTGAAATGATCTGCTATTGTATTTCGTAGCACAAAGTAAAATAGGGATTCGTTTACCTTTTCTTTGTCTAGAATTTTAATGTATGAATCTTGTACAAAGTCCTCTGCTAAATCATCTGCGCCAAATGTTTTAGCGATATTAATCCATTTAGTATGCTGACTGAATATATGATTCATTTAGACAAAGGTAACGTTTTTATTTTAATTACATATTTTATCTCCCGCTCTAAAAATCCCTTGTTTGTTAAAATTCTTTTGCGCTCCCGTGCAGTCGTTTTGCATAATTCCAGCGGTGAAACTTTGCCCCGTTGGCAGATTATAAACTGATGCGTCTAAAATAGTATAGCATCTGCAATCGGCTTGCGGTTGGTTTGTTGTGCGTTCTTCATCTGTTGAACAGCTAGATAACGCTATTGCTAGTAATAAAATTATTCGTTTCATAATGTAAAGGTATTAATTATTTTCTAATGTTTTTGTTTTTATTCTATCTCTAACCCAATCGGTAACATTTGACTTCGGATCTAAATCTATTACATCATCGTAAACTGTGCCATCTAAATCTTCTTTTCTGCAAATTTGCCTAGCATCTTTAAAAGTTAGGTTTTCTTGAAGTAGGTAAAGTTGGAAGATTTTTTTGTCTGTTGTTAGTACTGCTATCATAATTGTTTATTAAATGTTTATTTGTTGTTTATGTGTTTCGCAACTCATTTTGTGAACTCCCTCTTTTTGCCCGCAGTATTTACAAGTGCCATTGTGCCAAAAGAAATCGCAGTTGTAAGCGTCGCACTCTCGGTTGGTGTTAATGTATGCTTGTCTAAATCCTACTGTCGCTGTAAACCGATAACAAATGTCTTTTGAAGGGCAAAGATTGTCGGAGCATTTTGAAATATCGCTCATAATTTTAAAATTTCTTGTTTAACTTCTTCCCAATATTCTTTAGCTTTTAAATTACCATTCCAACATAAATTTAAAATTTCATCAACTGCTAATAAAGCGCATTCTTGAGCAAGACAATCTAAAATTTTTTCATCAAGAAGTGTAGGTATTTTATAATAAAATTTTTCGTATAATTCTATTGCTTTTTCTTTTGGTGTCATAATCCTTTTTCTATTTTATAAATTTCTAATAGTTGTTTTGTAGTGTA